AGCCAAGGTTGCTTTATTATTTTAAAAGAAGAGGTTATAGAGGGTACTCAATGAACAGACCCGATAAAATATGGAACAAGTTATCCGTAACAGAAAAAGAAATAGGCGGAATACCTAATTCAAGTGAAGATATAAAACAAGCACACGCTGCGGCAATTGAATCTTATATAGATCAACACGTAGGATTAAAGAGTGACGGGCAATACGGTACAATGTACTTTAATGAAACTTTAAACGATTGGTCAAAGTTTGACATAAACAAAAGAACAAAGTTTGATGCTGCTATAAGTTCTGGTCTCGCCATTATGGCTTGCAATAGGAATTTATACCGCCCCGTGCCTCAACTAGAAAAAAGAAAATTAAATTTAAGAATAGCTAAATACACCAATTCAGGTGCGTTTTCCAAAATAATAGAAAAATAAAAATATGGCTGAGTCAGTTATAACAAGTTATTTTCCGAGCCAAATAGCGAGCGATGAAGAAAAGATGTCACTAGATTATGGTACATCTATCGGTAGAGCTATAGAGAACGAGTGGTTCAAAACCGATAACGGCCTAGGTAGGTTTAAAAGTAATCAAAACACTTTTCACAATCTTAGATTGTATGCAAGAGGCGAACAAGGAATACAAAAATATAAAGATGAGTTGTCTATCAATGGTGACTTGTCGTATTTGAATTTAGATTGGAAGCCTGTTCCGGTTATACCCAAGTTTGTAGATATAGTAGTAAACGGAATGTCAGAAAGAACTTTTGACATAAAAGCTTATTCGCAAGATCCATACGGCGTTGAGAAACGTACAAGATACATGGAAGCTATCATAAGAGATATGCAAACTAAAGAGATAAACGAGTTTGCAGCAGCTGAATTTGGGGTTAATTTATTTGAAACAGATCAAGAGACTTTACCAAAGAACAAAGAAGAGCTCGATTTACACATGCAGCTTAGCTATAAGCAACAAGTAGAATTAGCCGAAGAACAAGCGCTTAATGTTTTATTAGAGGGCAATAAGTATGATTTAATAAAAAGAAGATGTAATTACGATTTAACCACTATAGGTATAGGGGCTGTTAAGAATTCATTCTCTAAAGCAGAAGGAGTTAAGGTTGAATACGTTGATCCTGTCAACTTAGTTTGGTCATATACTGAATCACCTTATTTTGATGATATATATTATGTAGGTGAAATTAGAAGAGTTCATTTAAACGAGCTTAAAAAAGAATTTCCTGGTCTTACTAATGACGATTTATCTGAAATATCAAGTCAGTCATACAATAATAACGGCTTTTATGACCGCACGCTGACTAACTATGACGAGGACGATTCAAACACTGTACAAATATTGTACTTTAATTACAAGACTTTTGCTAATGATGTTTATAAAGTAAAAGAAACAGCAACAGGAGCTGAAAAAACTATACCTAAAAGCGATGATTTTAATCCGCCGCCAGAATTGATGGAGGAGTACGGAATATCAAAAGCTTCTCAATCCCTAGAGGTTTTATACGAAGGAGTAAAAGTATTAGGAGGTAAGATGCTTAAATGGGAAATGGCTAAAAATATGATAAGGCCAAAGAGCGACTATACGAAGGTTAAAATGAATTATAGTATAGTAGCACCTAGAATGTATAAAGGTCGAATAGAGAGCATCGTATCACGTATAACAGGGTTTGCGGATATGATTCAGCTTACACATTTGAAGCTTCAACAAGTAATGTCTAGAATGGTGCCTGACGGTGTTTACTTAGACGCTGATGGTTTAGCTGAAGTTGACTTAGGTAATGGTACAAATTATAATCCCCAAGAAGCGTTGAATATGTTTTTCCAAACAGGTTCTGTTATTGGTAGATCATTTACGCAAGAGGGAGATATGAATCCTGGCAAAGTACCTATACAGGAATTACAAACAGGCTCAGGCGGAGCAAAGCTTCAAAGTTTAATAGCTACATATAATTATTATTTGCAAATGATAAGAGATGTAACTGGCCTTAACGAAGCAAGAGATGGAACAACACCAGACGCTAGAGCTTTAGTGGGTGTTCAAAAACTTGCGGCAGCTAATTCTAATACGGCAACTAGGCATATACTAAACGGTAGTTTATTTTTAACATCGGATTTATGCGATAATTTATCGTTAAGAATATCTGATATAATAGAGTACTCTCCAACCAGGGAAGCTTTTATACATAAGATAGGCAACCAGAACGTAGCTGTATTGGAGGAAATGTCTAATTTATATTTATATGATTTTGGTATATTTATAGAATTATCACCAGATGAAGAAGAGAAAGCAGTTCTTGAGAATAATATACAAGCTGCGGTTGCAGCGGGTATGATTGATTTGTCAGACGCAATTGATTTAAGAGATATAAAAAACATAAAGCTAGCTAATCAGTTATTAAAAGTAAGGAAGAAAGAAAAGCAAATGCTAGATCAGCAGATGCAACAACAAAATATGCAAGCTCAAGCACAGGCTAACGCTCAAGCAACAGAAGCGGCTGCGATGGCAGAGGTGCAAAAGCAACAAGCTTTAACTCAGCAAAAAGTTTCTTTTGAACAAGCTAAAGCACAAATTGATGCTCAAAGATTAATGCAAGAAGCTGCTTTAAAGAAAGAGTTAATGCAACTAGAATTTTCAATGAACATGCAGCTTAAGGGAGTTGAGGTTCAAGGTAGAAAGTCTGAACTAGCAGAAAAAGAAGATAGAAAAGACGATCGAACTAAATTGCAAGCAACACAACAGAGTGAATTAATAAATCAAAGAAAGAATGATTTGCCTCCTAGAAACTTCGAATCCAGTGGAAACGATATACTTAGCGGGGATTTCGACCTAGGTTCCTTTGATCCTAGGTAATAATAATAGTAATAATTATATAATATTTTATCATGTTAGAAGAAACACAACAAGAAACTCCAGTCGTTGAAGAAACAACTGCAGTAGAGCAAAACCCAATGTCTTACGACGAAGGCGTTATTAAGGTTAATTTAGACGAGCTTAGTAAACCAAAAGAAGATGCCGTTCCAGAACAAGAAACAAATGCAAGCAATGCTCCTCTCGAGCAACCCGAAAACCCGCCAAGTAGCGAAGGAGTGGTTGAAGAAGTACGGGAGCCCATCCAAAATGAAGAACAGCCCGTTCAAGCTGAGGAATCCGTTATTGAAGAAATAACAGATCAAGTAGAGGAACTAAACGAACAAGTTGAGCAGGCTATAGTTGAAGCGGATGCTGGTATTGAATTACCAGAAAATATACAAAAAGTGGTTGAGTTTATGGATGAGACCGGGGGAAGCCTGGAGGATTATGTAAAGCTTAACACGGATTACGCTTCATTAAATGAAACGCAATTATTAAGAGAATATTACGAGAACACCAAACCATATCTTGACAAAGAAGATATTGATGTCCTCATGGAAGACTTTTCTTATGACGAGGAGTTAGATGAAGAGAGAGAGGTTAGAAAAGCAAAATTAGCATACAAAGAAGAAGTAGCTAAAGCTAAAAGTCACTTAGAAGGTTTAAAAACCAAATACTATAAAGAAGTTAAAGCTGGATCTAAATTAAATCCAGAACAAACAAAAGCGGTTGAGTTTTTTAATCGCTATAAAAAAGACAACGAGGAGGCAACTAAAATAGCTGCACAACAACAATCTACGTTTAATACTAAAACAGAAAAGCTTTTTTCCAACGATTTCAAAGGTTTTGATTTCAGTGTTGGTGAAAAGAAATTTCGTTTCAAAGTTAACAACGCAGATAAAGTTAAGGAGAGTCAATCCGACATCACAAATTTTGTCAAGAAGTTCTTGAATGATAAAAATGAAATGAATGATGCGGCCGGATATCACAAATCCTTATTTACAGCTATGAACCCTGATGCGATTGCAAATCACTTTTATCAGCAAGGTAAAACCGACGCAATAAAAGAAACGATGTCCAAAGCTAAGAACATTGACATGGATCCGAGAGGGACCCACGAAACTGTCAAAGCTTCTAACGGCTGGACTGTTAAATCAGTATCAGGTGGTCAAAGTTCTTCCAAGTTGAAAATTAGAAGAAAAAAATAATTAATATTTAAAATTTACGACTATGGCCGCAAACGGATCATTTACGGGTAGCGCAGGAGCATTAGCTCACTTAACGCCACGCCCAACACAAACGTTGTTTAACGACAACTATCTAACTCTTGCAGATTTAGATTTTACACAACAATTCTTACCAGAAGTATATGAGAAAGAAGTAGAAAGATACGGTAACCGTACTATCTCTGGATTCTTACGTATGGTAGGAGCTGAAATGCCTATGGCATCTGACCAAGTAGTATGGTCTGAGCAAGGGCGTTTACACATTGCATACGACCCAATTGTATCTACAGCAACAACTGTAGTTATTCCTGGAGACGCTGCTAATAACTCAACTAACCTTATTGGACCTGGTGCTACTATTGTAGTTGCTTCAGCCAACGGATTAGTTGTTGAGAAAGCTTATGTACAATCTGTTGGTGCACCTGACGCAGCTGGAGATGTAACACTTACTGTAGCTGGATATGCTGGAGCTATTACTGCTCATGCTGCTGGTAAAGTATTTGTATACGGTTCTGAATACGCTAAAGGTACAAGCAACGCAGGTACATCTGTAGATGCTGCTTTCGAGCAATTCAACAACAAACCAATCATTCTTAGAGACAAGTATGCTGTAAGCGGTTCTGATACTGCACAAATTGGATGGGTTGAAGTAACTACTGAAGCTGGAACTTCTGGGTACTTATGGTACTTAAAGTCTGAGCACGAAGCAAGAATTCGTTTTGAGGATCAATTAGAAATGAGTATGATTGAAGCTGAAAAAGCTGCCAACGCAATTACGCCGGCTGCTAATTTAGGTGGAGGTACTCAAATTACTGGATCTGATGGACTATTCGCTGCACTTGAAAACAGAGGGTTAGTTTATACTGATGCTGATTTCGGAGCTGCTGGAACTGGACTAGAAGATTTCGACGCTATCTTAGGAGAGCTTGATAAGCAAGGAGCAATTGAAGAGAATATGTTATTCTTAGATCGTTCTACATCTTTAGGTATCGACAATATGTTAGCTGCTCAAAATTCTTATGGAACTGGAGGTACTTCTTTTGGAGTATTTGAAAATTCTGAAGACATGGCACTTAACTTAGGATTCTCTGGATTCCGAAGAGGTTCTTACGACTTTTACAAAACAGACTGGAAATACTTAAACGACGCTACTACACGTGGATTAGTTGGAGATGTTGAAGGTGTTATTGTACCAGCTGGAACTTCAACTGTATATGACCAAGCATTAGGGCAGAACATTTCAAGACCATTCTTACACATCCGTTACAGAGCTTCTGAAGCAGATGATAGAAAAATGAAATCTTGGATCACTGGATCTGTTGGTGGAAACTATACAAGTGACGAAGACGCAATGAACGTTCATTTCTTATCAGAAAGATGTTTATGTGTACAAGCTGCTAACAACTTTGTGTTATTGAAAAAAGCATAGAGCTTAATTAATGTAATTCTTACCCTCGTTACATCAACGGGGGTAATTATTACTTTTATCAATTATTTAATTTTATTATATTATGGCTAAAAAGGCTAAAGTAGCAGAAGAAACTGTTGAGGTTGCGCCTCAAATCGTTGCGGAAAAAGCAACACCAAAAGTAAAAGCACCGGTAAAGCCAGTGTTTGAATTTAAAGACAGAACTTATGTTTTAAAAACAGGTAAATCACCATTAGTTTATAGTTTACCTTCAAAGCATTCTGCAAGAAAACCTTTATTGTATTTTGACAAAGAATTAGGTTACAATAGAGAAATTAGATATGCAACAAATCAACCGTCTGCTTTTGTAGACGAACAAAAAGGAACTTCAACATTAGGCAGAATTATATTACGTAATGGCCAATTAGTAGTACCTAAAGAAAGAGTTGCACTTCAAAAATTATTATCATTATACCACCCATATAAAGATCAAATATATTATGAATTTGATCCTGTTGGAATATCAGAAAATGAATTAGATTGGATTGAGCTTGAATTAGCGGCTTTAAACGCAGCTAAGAAATTAACTGTAGATGAGGCTGAAGCAATTCTTAGGGTTGAATTTGGAAGCAAGGTTAGTCAGTTATCTTCTAGTGAGATAAAAAGAGATTTAATGATCTTTGCAAAAAGACAACCTCAAACTTTCATTCAGCTAGTAAATGATGATAATGTTCAATTAAGAAATGTAGGCGTGAAAGCTGTAGAAGCTGGAATCATAAGCTTATCTCAAGATCAGCGAACATTTTCTTACGGTGACACAAATAGAAAATTATTAACGATTCCTTTTGATGAGCACCCTTATTCCGCTTTAGCTGCATACTTCAAGACAGATGAAGGTATGGAGGTTTATAAAGCAATAATGAAGAAACTTTATTAAGTTACTTTTATAGCGGTTAGGTCGCTTTAAAAGTGGCCTAATCACTATAAATAATAATAAAAGAATATGAGCGTAAGTATAGATACTGTTTACCAAAGAGTATTAGGAATACTCAATAAAGAACAACGAGGGTATGTTACGCCTCAGGAATTTAATTTGTTTGCAAATCAAGCTCAAATGGATTTGTTTGAACAATACTTTTATGACATCAACCAGTTCGGGAGGGTACCAGGCAACGACACTGAATACTCTGACATGCTTGATGTATTAAATAAAAAAATATCAGCATTTGAAACTAAGCAAGCCTTGATACGTAATCTTACAGATACACGGTTTGTTTTACCAACAGACATGTACCGACTTGGTACAATTATATATAAGCATGTAACAACTAAAGACTTATATCCTTCTCCTACTCAACCCGCAAATTACCCAGTAGCAAATCCAACTGTCTACAGACAAGAAAATATACATTATGTTGAAGCTGAAAGGATAAATCATAATGAATTTTTATATATAAACTCTTCTCCTTTAACCAAACCTAAGGATTCAAGACCAGTATATACTTCTGATACAGAAGGACTAGAGGTTTACGGTAATTCTGATATAGTTACGGATGTTAGCGCAACGTATATAAAAAGGCCAAAAAAAGTAGAATGGAAATACCAAACAGTTTATGGAGAAGCATTATATGACTCTACTTACTCTGTTAATTTTGAATTAGATCCATCAGAAGAATCTGAATTGGTTATAAAGATATTAGAATTAGCTGGACTGCTAGTTAAAGATTTGAGTATATATCAAGTATTTAATTCAGAAGAACAAGAACAAATACAACAAGAAAAAGCATAATCTATGAGCGTAATAAACCAAACAGACGAACAATACTACTTAGGTCCAGACGGTCAATGGAATAGCTGGGATGAAGATTATGGAGCGTACCAATTTACAAGCATTAAAGATATCGTGAATAACTTTATAATATCTTATGTAGGTGAAGGTAAGATAATAAGCAAAATAAAACGAACGGACGTAGCTTTTCATGCTCAGCGTTGTTTACAAGAGTTTAGCTATGATATTTTACCATCTGTAAAGTCACAAGAAATAGAGATAGGGCCAAGCCTGAATTTTATACTGCCTAAAGATTATGTAAATTATGTTAAGGTAACATGGACAGACGAAAGAGGGATTGAAAGAGTAGTCTACCCTGCTATAAAAACTTCAAATCCATTACCTATATTGCAAGGATCAGACTACCAATACTTGTACGATGAGCAAAACAGGGAACTATTATTAGCGGATCAATCGCAAACAAAGACAGCTTTCCAATCCGCACCTAGTGGTCAACAAAATTCAGACAATATAAATAGCTCTGACATAATTGCTAATAATCACTTTGGAAGAAGATATGGGCTAACGCCAGAAAGAGCTCAAGCTAATGGTGTATTTTATATAGATCCCATAGCCAACATAATAAACTTTGACTCTAGCTTTGTAGGTAGAATAGTCACATTAAAATATATATCTGACGGCTTAAGCGGGGACGACGAGGATCTTACAGTACATAAATTTGCAGAGGAAGCAATGTATAAATACATAGCTCACGCGATTTTAGCAACGAGAATCAATACTCCGGAATACTTAGTTAATAGATTTAAAAGAGAATTAGCTGCTGCGAGACGTAATACAAAAATAAGATTATCAAATATTAAAATAGAGGAAATTGCTCAAGTTATGCGCAATAAGTCCAAAATCATAAAACACTAGAATATGCCAGAATTAATTCACACGTTTACGTCAGGGAGAATGAACAAAGACCTTGATGAGCGTTTAGTTCCAAATGGCGAGTATAGAGATGCTCTAAACTTAGAAATATCTACGTCTGACACAGGTAATGTAGGTGCTTTGCAAAATATTCAAGGTAATACGCCTAAAATATATAGCTATAAAAATCCAAGCACAGGTGTTTACACCGAATGGGGATCTGGTTATATAAACGCTTTAGTGTCCCCTGTTAAAATAGGTGAAATAAGAGATGCAATAAACGAAACCATATACTGGTTCATATCAAGTGTAGGAGTGAGTGCTATTGCGGAGTACGACCAAAAAACAGAAGTAGTTGTCCCGGTTTTAGTAGACACACAAGGTATATTAAATTTTAGTAAAGATTATTTAATAACAGGTATAAATATAATTGAAGATTTATTATTTTGGACAGATAATCAAACTGAGCCTAAGGTAATAAATATAAATGATTTTAAAAGCGCTACTTCCCCAACCCCGGGCTTAACGGGAAACTTTTTCACTCATACGGTATTCAATGGTAGAGATTTCATAGAAGAGGACATTACTGTTATAAAGAAAGCACCAACGGTCCCGCTTAGCTTACAGCTGTCTGAAACACGAGCAGTAGATCAAGACGGTAATCCAGCTATAGTTGAAACTACAACTCAACAAAATTTTGTAACAGAAGATCCTGGAGCAGCTACTGGTAACTGTGTAGATATTACTTGTAGAATTCCTATGCAAATAGGGGAGGAATTAACTTTAACATGGGCTAGCTCGCCTTATCCTTTTTATAGGGTAGGTGATATACTAACCTTAGACGGGTCTGCTGTAGATGATGAAAATTTTGAAAACGAATATCAAGTAAGAGTAGAAGTAATGGCTGTCCCTCCAGGGGTTACACAAACTTATGCTGAAGTAAAAATACTTGTAGTCCCGGAAACTGTACAAGATGTAGAAATATTTTGGGAGGTTAAAATTGATGAGCCACCATTTTTTGAATTTAAGTTTCCAAGATTTGCTTACAGGTACAAATATAAAGATGGATATTATTCAACTTTTTCCCCATTCTCTGAAATAGCATTCTTACCTGGTGAATTTGATTACGAAACAAAAAAAGGGTATAATCTAGGTATGGTAAACCAGCTTAGGCAATGTATCATAGAAGGCTTTAGACCCTCTAATATACCTTTAGATGTTGTTGAAGTAGATCTTTTGTATAAAGAAAGTAATAGTACAAGCGTGTATGTAGTAGATACATTCATTAAGGGTGATGATATATGGAACGCTAACGAATTCAATATAGAATCTGAAATCATATCTTCAATATTGCCGTCTAATCAGCTATTAAGAAATTATGATAACGTACCTAGGGTAGCAAAATCTCAAGAAATTACCGGTAATAGAATAGTCTATGGTAATTATCTTCAAAACTTTAATTTAAAAGATCTGTTTAATATAGATGTATCTCCTACTTTAACACAAACTATTACTCATAATGACAAATGGGACTGTGACTACACTAATGGCAGCTGTGAGCATACACTAACGCTGGCAGGTGAAAGTTTACCAAAAGTACCATTCCAATCTATAAAATCGCAGAGAACATATCAAGTAGGTGTAGTATTCCAGGATAAATATGGTAGACAAACACCGGTTTTTACATCGGAATCTGCTGCAACAACATTACAAAAACCTGAAGCAATTGAGTATAACCAAATAACAGCTCAAACCGATGGAAATGTCCCTATTGGTTTCGAGGGTTTTAGATACTATATAAAAGAAACATCTAACGAGTATTACAACCTAGCTATGGACAGGTGGTACGATGCTGAAGACGGTAATGTTTGGATAAGTTTTCCTTCTGCAGAAAGAAATAAAGTTGACGAATCTACGTTCTTAGAGCTAAAGAAAAGACATGACAAAGACGAATTTGTATCAATACCTGCTAAATACAAAGTAGTAGCTATTTCAAATGAAGCGCCTCTGTTTTTAAGAAAAGTAATAAAAGTTGCAGGTAGTGTTGACGGCAGTGATAATATACTTGACACTGGAATACCTCAACCAGATTTTACAGCTATAGATATAAAAGAAGATGCCCTAGAGGCTAGCACAGCTAGATCTATATTAGATTCAACGCAAAAGCAAAGAATAGTAAGAGTATATACAACTACAACAAGAAGTAATTGGTATAATGTAACTAGTATTCAAACCGACGGCAGTAACACGCTAAGAATAACAATAGAGGGTAAATTTGGGGACGACATGTCTTTCACTACCGACGCTAATGGTAATAAAGTTGTTGGGTTAAATGTACAATTTGCTACAGAGGATTTTGATGATAAACCAGAATTTGAAGGTAGGTTTTTTATTAAACTATATAAGGATTCAACTTTACAGGAATATATATTATCATCTATTAACTCAAATAATTATGCAGTAAAGCAATCTTTAAAAATGGGTTTTATTGGCACTGGTGTTAATAGAAGTTACATTACCGGAGGCTGGGGTTATACCGGTTGGTTCGTAGATCAAGGGTCTGTAGCTAATGCCAACGGCTCTACTGGCGCTGCTTATACTGTAGGAGGTAATGATATTACAGTATCTTTCACGGGTATATGGCCACAAGGTGCAGATTTTAATGTAGGTAGGACAGTCTACAATCAATACAGAGATGCTGTAGATATACTTTTACAAGTTGGCGGTCTTTTTAGATTTGAGGAGGATCCTGATCAAGTTATATACGAGATAACAGCGACCAAAGAATTTCAAAGAGTTAGGAATTACGAAAATAATTCAAAAAGAAACAAATACAACAAGGGATCAAACAAGAGAACTAGATTTCAACTTAAAGTTAAACCTATTGATACAGTAGCTAACGGTACTGGTTTATTTCAAGGACCCGCTGGTTGGTCTTTTCCTAGAGGAGGCAATCGCCCTATGAATGATGCAAGCTCACCTCGCATGGAGTTTTTAACCGTGCTTCCTGACACAGTAACTTTTACTAGTGATAATCCAGGTATATTTGAAACAGAGCCTAAAGAATCAGCTGAATTAGAATTATATTATGCGGCTTCTAAGGTTTACCCAATGAGTGAGTATGGCAACCCTCATATACTAGACTGGCATAATTGTATATCTTTTGGTAACGGGGTTGAATCAGACAGGGTACGTGATGATTACAATGCGGTCACTATAGACAATGGCCCTATAGTTTCAGCCACTTTAAAAGAGCCTTATGCTGAGGAAAGAAGATTAACAGGTTTAATATATTCTCAAATATTTAATTCAACATCTGGTGTAAATAACCTAAATCAATTTATACAAGCAGAAAAAATAACTAAGGATCTTAATCCTATATATAGCTCTATACAAAAATTACATTCAAGAGATACCAATTTAGTGGCTTTATGCGAAGATAAAATACTTCGTATACTCGCTAATAAAGATGCGTTATTTAATGCGGATGGTAACTCTAATGTTACATCTAACAATAATGTATTAGGGCAAGCAGTTCCTTACGCAGGAGAATTTGGCATAAGCAAAAACCCTGAAAGTTTTGCTTCGTATGGATTCAGAACATATTTTACTGATAAAAACAGGGGTGTTGTTTTAAGATTATCAAATGATGGCCTTGAAGATATATCTAGGTATGGTATGGGTGACTTCTATTCTGATAACTTAAAGCAATCTCAATACTTATGGGGCTCTTTTGACGATGATAAAAAAGCTTATAATTTATGTTTAGATGGACTAACTGATGAATGGGCTAGTAGATTTCAAGATAGATTTTTTATAAAAGGTAATTGGTCAATATATACTCCTAATAATACAGTGGTATCTTTTAAAGAAGAAGTGAAAGGCTGGGAAAGCAGAAAAACTTTTAGTACAGAAGGAGGTATAAGTTTAAATGATAGATATTATACTTTTAGAAACGGTAGAATGTGGGAGCACAGAACAGCTGATTCTGTAAGAAACAATTTCTATGGCACTCAATATGATAGTTCAGTTGATTTCTTAATCAATGAAATGCCTAACGTAGTAAAAAAGTATAAGACTTTAAATTACTCAGGTAGTAAATCAAGAGAATATGTGTATAGCAATGATCAATACTCTAACCTATCTTTAGCAGAAGTAGAGGCTTTACAGTTGCAAAGTTTAACTTCTGAAACTTTATTGCACGAGGGTTGGTACACTCAGTACATGAACACAGATCTTCAAAATGGGTTTATAAAACAATTTTTAGATAAGGAAAACAAATATTTCCAATACATAAAAGGAGAGGGCAAATATTTCACATCCAACGATAATAATAATTTAGATTCACAGGAGTTTCCAATGCAAGGTATCGGTAGAGCCAATAATATAATAGCTCCTCCGGTAACTGTATTTAATGTGCATGTATTCGGAGAACCTGATTGTGCCATTCAAATACAACCCCCTAATGCTGATAATAAATATTATGAAGTTTTAGAAGATTGCACATCTTGTACCGTATTGACATTGACAGGTAGCGACCCACAAGGCTTCCCACTTACATACGAGATTGCATCCGACAACACTCTAAATGGGGTTTTAGGCGCTGTTAATGGAGACGAAATAATTTTTACGCCTAATGTATTAAATTACTATGGAGGAGCCGGCAGTTTCACTTATAGAAGTTATAATGGATCTAGATATAGTTCTCCTGCTACTGTAGATGTTGAAATAATATCAGTTCCAGAAGGGCCTGTTATAAACTCAACGCCTCCAGCTGGTCCTTTTACCGCTGGTGATCCATATAGTTGGACAGGTATAACAGCAATAGATCCTGATCATACTTTATCAGAATTGGGGTGGAGCGTATCTAATTTACCTTCCACTTTACAGTTGACTACTACAGGGAATGGTTTTACAGGAACAGCATCAATAACAGGGACTGTACCACAGGGCACATTCTCATACACTATAACTGTTACTGACCCAGATAATCTTTCAGATAGTTTGCTAGTCGAGGAAGATGGCTTAGTTGCAGCTTTATTAAATCTAGATTTTGTGGCGTTTACAGGAGGCTCTGTGGTACCAACCACCTGGACAGATCCAAATGATCTTACATTTGTAGTTCCTCAAAAACAAAAAGCATCCAGTGGTCATTCGTGTGGTAGAGGTACTTATAGACTGGTAGCTAACAAGCATGTGAATGGAGGTGTTGTAATTGGAAGACTCTATGTTGGTAACAGAGGAACCACTTATTTCGATTCACTTACCTTAGATGCTAACGGTAATCCAAATAGCCGAACTGGTGATCCTTATTCTCACCCACCCGGGGTGGGCAACCCAATACCAAGTGCTGTAGCTCAAGGAAATATTGATGGACTAGGAAATCCCACCAATGAGCTGTACGCTAATAATGAGCCTGAATGGGGTAATGATCCAAATAATAGTTTACAAAAATATGTCACTCCAGCTTATGGTAGTAACAAACAAAACTATAGAATATCGTATTTAAGTTTAACCGAGGACCAAGCCCAAACTGTAGCTAATGATTTTCCTGACACTTTTAATAATTGCTATGTTACATTTACATTTGAACCTGATACTTATAATGCAAATGGAAGTTTTAATACTCACGCGGACGCAGTTCAATTTTCAGTGATTCAGAAAGGTTCAACTGCTGGAGAGCAAGGAGGTCCTGAAATATTTTCAGGAGGACTAGGTACATCTGGCAATCAATGTCAAACTGGGCAGCCTTGCGATCCGGCTCTCTTTGCTTATGTATCATTCGACGTTTGCACAGGCGCGTATTTACCTGATTACGATCCACTTAATCCAACTTAATAATGGCATATAATAACTTTACAGTATCTGATTTCAATTTTAATGAAACTCAAGGAGACGACTTAAGCACAAACGGAACAATAAGACTTACTATAACACCAGATGATGGATATATTGTATTAGCTTCGGATTTTAGCTTAATAGCGCCGTTCCCAGCCGGGATAGACCCTAGTTCTGTTAGTTTTCAACAAAGCGGCAGTTTGGTATTTTTAGATGTAAACTTTTTAGCTGGCACTATAATGCCAGGTAATGATGTAGAAGTACCTTTGTGTTTAAATGGTTTTGCTAGATTTGCCCCGTATTCAGTAGAGGGCATTGTAAATTTAGGTACACAAAACGCAACACCTGTATCTCAACAATACGCTTATTCTCAAACGGGAGATTTTACTCAAACAAAATTAGTTTGGAATCAAACCATACAAGCTAATGCTGGATTTTATTTTTACCAAGCACCTATAGCGGCCATAAACACGGGAGACCCTTCGGCTTACAGTATTATAACAACTGAAACGTTAAACCAATATAACGAATTAATAGCTGTAACATACGATATAAATTATACTTTTCCAGCTAACTCTGTTACCGGCGATATAATAAACATACAAGCATTAGCTATTCCTTCTGTTGGAAATACAACATACATTAATGCTTTCAATGTTAGCGGGGTAGGTAATTTTAACCAACCACCAATACCTAACGCAGGAGACACTAGAGTGTTAAATCTTTTTGGTGACCCAACCGCTACATTTAGCGCTAGCTTGTTTTATCAAGATGGAACAGGTACTGAAATTATTATAGCTACAAATGAAGTAATGCCTAGTAATGGTCAATATTCTAGTCCTAATATTGTTTTTCCTCCATCTGCCGATGGCGAATCACCTTATAAAATAATAATCACAGGCGATATAAATCCAGCTACAGCTAATCCTGGATCATCAGATATCACATTAAGCTTTGCACAAACAGAAGAGGTTACATTCACTATATCTGCATTTAGTTCCTCTGGTGACTATAATGTCTCAGGATCTCCTGACACATTTATAGCTGTACCAAATTACACATATCAACCAGGTGACCAAAATTCATTTGAATACCAGTTTATGATTACGGCTGCTAACGGAAATGATGTATCTAAGCTCGCTGACCATACCGCTAGTTCGTTTAATCCGGTTATTCCAGATCCAGCGAATCCTGGTACTTTATATTCTTTAAGCAACCCGCAGACAATTAACGGTCAGCTTGGCGATAGCGTAAAAGTAAAAGGTACCATAACGATACAAGCAACACAAGATGTTCCAATAGCGCACGCTTTAGATGTAGACACTTTTATTCAGGACGACGGTCCTCCGGGGCCTGGAGCGTGGATTGCAGCTTTATGCGTTGACCCATCTGATACTATTTTATTAAGCACAACACAAGCTTATTCTATAGCATCCGGGGGAACTACAATTGCTACAATGACTAATTCCTATGCGCAAAATGATGTTGTATGGGCTGTAAACGGGCCAAATGACGAAAGAGAATGTAGAGAATTAATAACTATAGATCTGCAAGCAACACCTACAAATTATCTTGACGAGAGAGCTAATGGTAATACTGGTAAATACAGCGATTGCTCTGGACCTAATATGTGCGTTGCGCCGTAAATAATAATATAAAAATATGGACGAAATAACATTATTATTCCCTAACCCCCTAAATGTATCAGTACAAATAGGAGACATAGCTTATTTTACGGATTCACCTAATGTATATGAAGGTCAAGTTTTGGAAAAGATAGGTTTAGTAAAAGGAATCAATCAAGGGTTAAACGCTATAATATGCGAAATATCACCTGCTCAACAAAGACCAACTGTTAATAGCTTTATATTATTTCAAAAAGATAATACAGCTAACGGTGGATCTCTATTGGGTTACTTTGCTAGAGTGCAATTTAGAAACGGAACCACAGAAGAGGCTGAAGTGTTTTCTGTAGGGTCAGAGATATTTGAGAGTAGCAAATAACATGTAATAATAATATATAAACTATACAGATATGATAGGAGGATTAATAAGCTCTGGTCTGTCAATAGCCGGAGGATTAATCGGTGCTGGCAAGAGGAAAAGAGAAATGCGTAAAGCGCAACAAGAATATAATCGCCGTAAGAGACAGTACGAGGACTTAGATACGTCCAATGTATATGCTAACATGGAAAATACCATGGAAGATCTTACAGTCAACCAACAAGCCGCTCAGTTTCAAGCAGAACAAGAGCAACAAGGTTTGTCTAATATAATGGGGCAAATGCAAGGAGCTGCTGGTGGATCAGGAATTGCAGCTTTAGCACAATCATTAGCAGGACAACAATCACAAAACTTACGTAGAGCTTCCGCAGACATAGGACAACAAGAAAGACAAAATCAAGTTGCAGAAAGACAGCAAGCTGCAAACCTACAAATGTATGAAGCAAAAGGTGAATTAATATCTAGGGATGCTGAAAAAGACAAAGTGGAAACTATGTTTGGTATGGCTCAAGGTGACTTAGCTCAAAAGAAAGCAGCTGTTGAAGCTGGTAAAGCTAAAATAATGGGGGGCATTGGAGGAATAGCTAGTGGTGTTCTTGGTGGTTTTGCCAGTGGTGCAATAGGTAAAGGAACTGGATTTGGCGATTTCATGAGCGGAGCTAGTAACGGAGGCCAATCTCTGTTTTAAATAATATAATAATATGAATAAAGAATTAGTACAGGGCGATTTAATAGCTAATGCTCCCCCAGCAAAAACCTGGGATGACAATCTTACAGAAGGGTTTGCAGCAGGGTATGCAAATCACAAGCTAATAATGCAAGAAGCTAAGGCTAAGAAAGACGCTATAAACTCGAAGGTGGCTGGTTATATTGATGCTTTAGACACTAATGTAGATGTAACTGACCTTACGCCTACACAACAAAATTCAATTACAAATTATTTAGTAAAGCAAAGATCTGAATATGCAGACGCAGCAAGTAGAATAGCAAAAATAGAAGATCCTACTTCTCCTCAGTATATGGAACTTAGGACTAAGATAAATGGTATATCTCAATCATTCCAGAATTTAGCAACCCAAGTTAAATCATATAAAGAAGATAAAGCTTCTTATCTAAAAGATTTTGACAATGGATTAATATCTGATGGCAATGAAATAAATACTCTAAACGAAGCGTCTAAGCTTTATACTAATGAAGCTAGCTTAGGTGTAGGAGAGGGTGGTAGTTTAGTTTTTTGGAATGAAGGCAAAGAAACTTACGATTCGTATAATCAAATTCCTAAGCCTTTCTTAAAAGACTTCGATGGGGCTAATCAGCTGTTAGAAATGAATAAAAGTATATACAGTGCTGGTTCTACTCTTACAGGAGCTAGAAAAAATATGATTCGCCAACAACTAAATAACATACTAATTAAAGGCGGTAGAAGAGGTTTGCTTTCTCTAGCGTCAGACGATTTTATAATGCAAGGCGGATTAGGCTTAGAAGACCCTGAATTATTTGCTCCTGGTAATGACGATGATTTAAGGCAAGCAGTACTGGACAACTATATGAACGTATTAACCGATACAGCAGCTCAAGGAGCCAGGGATAAAAGACCATCTAGTAGAGGTGGCAGCGGTGGTTTTAGCGGGGCGCTAAAAGACGAAATAAATGTTTCTGGAAATGTTGCGGATAAAGCTTTGCAGTTTTCTTTGCTAGCGAAAGAAGCAACAGGTGGGAACGCGGTGGCTATAGCTAATCAAATGGCAAACATAGTAAATTCAATTGATCCCACGTCTACAAAAATATACGTAACAAAAGGGCAAATGTATGAAAAATTTATGGTAGGAATGGACGAGGAGGATAGCCCAGATCTTAGAAAACAGTTTGTAGACCAATTTGGTAATTTTAACATGTACATAACTAACCCCGCTAAAGATCCCAAAGAAGACGCCCGCGGTATAAACGTGAACACTTCTGATCCCAGGTCAATGTTTGAATTCTACATAAACAATTCAGACTTGTCCGCTAAGGCTAAGAACTACTATATAGATTTGTACGGGAAACAAACTTCAGGTTCTCAAAATAACAACAACAACAACTCAAACACTGGGTCGCTAGACAATCTTTAATTAAATGGAAAAATTATACGAGGCTTTAAATAAAAGCGGTAAATATACTAAGTCATTGGAAGACTTTAAAACTCAGTTTAGCTCTACGGCAGGGCAGGAAAAATTATATGGTGCTCTTAAATCTTCTGGTGATTATACTAAATCATTCAGCGATTTTAGCACACAATTTTTTAATACTGAAGAATCAGTAAAGACAAACGACTCTGCGGCTGCGGATCCAAGTGTGGAGTCAAACGCTACGGGATCCAATTGGGTAGATGGTTCGTCGGAGCAACTAGATAGTGGATTTGTATCAGAAAATAATAGAGGTAAAAGAGAAAAACTAATAGACGACGACTATAGTGGTACTATGATATCTAGGATGTTTGATGACGATCCTAACAATAGTTGGGCTGATGGCACAAGTGAATCTTTTAAGGATTCTTGGAAGGCCTGGGAAAAAAATAATCCTGTGTTCGCGAAAGCGGTTAAGGCGGACAAGAGCCTGACGCTAGGTAAGACGGCAAATATACCTGATGTTTTAGGCCCGCTTGCACGAGCTATATCAAACTGGGTGCGAAAAGACGACGCTGAAGACGAGGCCGCTATAAACAACAACCCTGAGCTTCATGAAAAATACAGAGGGTATAGAAATGACGTTAGTATAGAAGAGCAGGCTGAGCAGTTTTATAACAGCAACGACTTAGACTTAAATGACACAAACTCTAATGCAGCATACAATGATGATAAGCGCACTGATTTTATTGAAGAGTATTATATAAACAATCCTGAAAGCAAGGTGTTATTAGAAGAAGCTAACGTTAATGCTAGTGACTTCCAGGGCTTTTTGAATAGAAAAGGATATATAGACGAGTTCGATAAGCAAAAAGAAGCTGGAGCTTATGAGCAAGACGACTCTAATTTACCTGACAATTTAACCATGCAGCAGGATCTTAAATCGTATTTTGACGA